ATGGTGATAGATCGCATTGTCAACCCCATCGTAGAGGAGTGCGGTGGTGATTTGATGTATGTGAATCACAACATTGTTCAAGGAATGGTCTATTGGCTGGCTGAGCAGTGTTTTATCAAGTGGCACCACGGAGTGGTAAAGCCATGACGCAATTCACTTACAATGAAGCATTCGATCCATATCACGCCGTATTCAGATTTGCGCGACTTCACTTAGCGTGCGACATCAGCGCGCGGATGCCCTTTGAAATGTTGAGAATTCTCGACTTTTACCTTCTATTCCCATTCAGACTGCAAGGCATGAGGTTTTTGGAGCATGATACCGGCTGGCGCAAAATAAGCAAAAACTACGAAAAGCGCACTCCCTATGGAGCAATGCCTGAGGATAATGTCGTATTCTTGCGCATGGAGCCATTTCAGCGAGCAGCAGCAGCCAGCCTCGTCCATAGCGGCTATCTGGAGGGTGCGGCCTGGAATGTCGAAGAGGTAAAATTTACACCTGAAGAACTGCCCCTCGATTTTTCTTCACGGTGTTTAGCTGCGAACGAAGAAATGGCAGATTTCACAAATATCCTGTGCCAAATTAAATCGCGTTACCCTCTGGGAGGGCGAGATGGCTTGAAGGATCGGACTAACCTCTTGGAGTTCCGGTATGACTCGATTTGACCCGTGCCTCATAGTTAAACGGCTTGTGGTGAAACGAGCGGAAGCAGTTCTTTATGATGAGGCCTTTCATAAAGGCGTTAACGTAATTCGAGGGGATAATTCCTCTGGAAAATCTACCATAATGAACTTCCTCTTCTTTGGCCTCGGCGGCAACCTTGATCGTTCCGCTTGGAGCAGACACGCGCTTCTATGTGATCATGTCTGGCTAGAAGCAGAATTTAATGGAAATCCAGCTGTGTTGCGTAGAGAAATTGATGTTTCTTCGCAGTCCCCGATGGAAATATATGGTGGGCGCTACGAAGATGCGGTTTCTGCTCCAATTGAAGCATGGAAACGGTATCCATACTCACGCTCGACAAACCAAGAGAGTTTTTCACAGGCCATCTTTCGACTTCTTGAAATGCCCGACGTTGCAGTTGAAGGAACGTCGAGCATTACGGTACATCAAATCCTTCGCCTCCTGTATGCGGACCAACTTTCTCCAACTGAAAATCTTTTTAGATTTGAAGGGTATGACCCTGAAAATCTGCGCGAGGCAGTTGGGAACCTTCTGTGCGGCGCCTTCGATACCGAAATATACGAACTTCAACAATTGAAGCGCACCAAAGAACGCCAATTTACAGAGGCAACAGCAGAATTGCGAAGCATCTTCCGCGTTGTGGGAGGTGACGATGAAAGTATGACGCTAGAGTGGATTAACCAGCGGCGAGGCGCGTTGAACAAAGAACGCGACGAGGTTTCTAAAGAACTCTCTGAAGAAGAAGAACTTTTCTTCTCCGACCCTGGTGCAAAGAAGCTGTCTTTGCAGTCCCAAAAGCAGCTTTACAAAAAAGTTCAGAAACTACAGGTCAAAATTCAAGAGGTTCAGTCTGAAATAGACGCTGTAGAGTTTGAGATTTCCGATTCTGCTGCATTCATCCGCACTCTGCACTCTCGACTAGAGGCGCTTCGAGACGCAGATTTGGCAGCCTCAATCGTGGGGGCAGTTCAATTTGAAACCTGCCCTGCCTGCTACGCTGAGGTTTCTGCTGCAGAGAATACAATTTCAGCTTGCCACCTTTGTAAAACGCCGCTGGACGTGGAGAGGGAACGCGATAGAATTGTTGGAATTGTGAATGAAATCTCCATACAAATTAAGCAATCCGAGAGGCTTCAAGTAATTAGGCAGGGTAGGCTTGATAGTTACCAGGAGAAGCTATCGTCACTTCAATCAGAATGGCGAGCCGAGGCAAAGAAGCTCTCGGCTCTCTCGGCTCGGCCTACATCAGCGGCACGCGAGAAGATTCACGAACTGCAAAGGCGGTTGGGTTACGTTGATAAGTCCATTGAGGACATTGAAAAGCAGGTCAAACTTGCGAACAAGATCGGTGACTTGTCGGAGAAAAAAGCGAATCTGGATCGAGACATCCAATCGCTCAGTTCAAAAATTAGTTCACTTCAGCTCAGTCAAACAAGTCGTTTGAGGAGCGCTAGGTCTTTGATTGAGAAGAAGGCTATTGAATTCCTAAAGGGGGATTTGAAGCGGCAGGACTCTTTCGAGAATCCCAAAAGTATTCAATTTTCATTTGCAAAAAATTCTATCACGGTTGACCATAACACTTACTTTTCCGCAAGTTCGAGGGTGATCCTGAAACTGGCGTTTCTAGTAGGATTTCTTGAGGCAGCGCTTGAGGATCCGAAGTTTCGGCACCCGCGCTTTCTTATGATTGATATCACGGAAGATAAAGGAATTGAGCTATCTAGAAGTCATAATTTTCAAGATCAGCTGATAAAACTTTCAAATCAAACGAAAGTTGATCATCAAGTAATTCTCGCGACAGCGATGCCATGGTCTGAGTTGGATCAGGGCCTGTTTGTTGGTCGGCATTCGACGCGTGAAGAAGGTACACTTGAGTTTCTTCCAAAGGCATTTGGCTTTGAAGATCAGGGGCGGGAGATTTGAATGCCAAGATCTGTGCCGGTTGAGATAATGGGGATAAAATTCAGAACGAAGGGAGATGCGCTGGCGTATCTGCGCGCCATGCTAAATCGATACGCCCCAGGATCTCCAGTTAATGAAGAGGACGCCGTGTTCCTCCGCGAAGCCTTGAAAAGGCACCCCGAAGCTGACGCTAAGATTGGTGCAGGAATTAGTAGTTTTGAAGTTCGCAGTGCAGATTATGGAACTCAATGCTTTTGGGTGTTGAGGGTGGATCAAACTGAGGAGAGATTTTCCTATAAGAGCTGTGTCTGACAAGTTAAAAGGCAGATAAGGTCAGGTTTCCAAAAATCGCTATTATTTCCGGTGAGGTATCTGGGCGGCCACAACCCTTCGATTTTGAGGCACTTAAAGGCCGAAATAGAGCATTGCACGAAAGGTCGGGGGAAGGGGGGTAGATAGCGCTTTAGCGCCCTCGGTTGTTGAGGTGTGTAGAAGGCATAGCTTAAAGTTCAGCGGATTTTTCGATTGGGGCACAAGCGTCACGGGCGCGACAGTAAGTTTCCCTTGCAAGGCTACTGTTCTTGTCGATTTCGATGGCACTCACGTTAAGCCTGACCAGTCAAGCTTGCCAGTGCACGCGCAGCCCCCACCTTTGCTCGCTGAGCCAGGATTGCCGTCGCCAAGGAAACGAAACATGCCGCCAAATTTGACAGACCAGCCCCTGCGCTTCCGTGCGTCACGACATAGAGGCCGCCGAAACCCAGGCCGGACAGGCACAGACAAGCTGCTAGAAACTTAAGATTTCTTACTAGCTTCACAAGCCGCGCAGTAGTGAGATTGACTGAATGCGTCAATGTTAGCTTCCTTTTTCCTTCAGTTGGACAGCAGCGCTTACCCCCACAGCTCCATGATATCCGCCTCTGGCAGGCACTCGCCTTGGCTCAGGCTGAGTTTTATCAGGAGCCGCAGCTTCTTGGCTTTCTCGGCGTTGTCGCGCTCTGTCGCTGATTGATCCATCGCGTCCAGACTTGCCTTCGCGACCTGCTCGATGATCTGCATGCTACGGTCGTCGGTCGGTTCCTTTTCCCCGAGCAGAAGCCAATGGGGCGACACGTTCATGATCTCATGAATGCGCAGCACGACAGCGGTTGGCAGCTCGCGCTGTCCGTTCTCATAGGCTCGGTAGGAGCGGAACGATGTATCGATCGTTTCAGCAAAATCCTGCTGATTCAGGCCCGTTCGTGCCCTCAGCTCCCTGAGACGCCCCCCTATCTTCGAAAAGGTACTGGACATGTGCGACCTTAATTGGCCATAAGTGGCCATATATGGACATATCGTCCGTGGATTGCTTGTTTCGACACCAAGAGGTCTACCGATGTATCAGACGAAAGGAAAGTCATGTCCGAGATGATGTTAGAGCCGAAGGACGTGGCCAAGCGACTGTCATTGTCCGTGCGGCATGTCCGATCCCTGCTTGGTGATCGCCGCCTACGGCACGTCCGCGTGGGGCGCCGCTTCCTCGTTCCTGAGAGCGCCCTCAACGAGTTTCTGGATGCGCATACGGTCCAGGCCCTTCGCAACGATCATACCGACGAGGAGGCCTCTGATGAGCAACCTTCGCCCATTGGTCGTCTCTGAGAGCGGCGCAGCACATCTACTGAGCGTCCGGATCGACGAATTCCGCAGCCTCGTCGCCCATGGCAGCGTCCCGCGTGGGCGAGAGCTGGCGCCGGGCCTGACACGCTGGAGCGTCGAGGAACTCTCGGCCTTTGTCTCAGGCAAAGCCGTGCAAGGGTTGGAGGATGTCGATTGGTGAAGAAGAAGTTTCTTTGGCGGCACCCTAGCGGTAGATGGTATGTGCGCGTTCAGGGCCGCTACCATCGGATTTCCGCGAAGGAGGGTACGCCTGAGTTCGATCTTGAATACTGGGAGATTCTGACCGGTAAGAGGATGCAGGCAAAGACCAGCTGGTCTGCCTTGATGAAGGACTATCGGGTCTCGGATCGCTGGACATCGCTGAAGCCACGCACTCGTCAAGATTACGAGAAGGTCCTAACCTACCTCGAAGAGAAGATCGGCGAGCGGGACGTGAAGCTGTTGTCGCGTCAGGATGTCATCAAAGCGCAACGGGCCAATGCGCACCGCGTCCGCTTTGCCAATTACATCCCGCAGATGCTGGTCATCCTGTGCGAGCACGCAATTGATCTTGGCTGGCTGTCGCAGAACCCAGCGAAGGGCGTCCGTCATTTGCCGACGCCCGACGACAAGAAGCAGGCCCATTTGCCGTGGACCGATCAGGCCGTAGCGACCTTTCGCGAGAAAGCGACGGCCATCGAGCGGCTTATCTTCGAGATTGGCGTCGGCACGGTACAGCGGCCCGGGGATTGGGTGGATTTCACTTGGGCGGATTTTGACGGTGAAACACTGGCGGTGCAGCAGAACAAGACCGGCTACGCGCTTCAGCTGCCCTGTACGGCGGAGTTAAAGGCCGCGCTGCTCAATGCTCAGTCGCGACTAGAAGGTGATGCCGACGGCCCAATCCTGCGAACGCAGACCGGCGGCAAGATGAGCTATCGTTACATGGCGCAAATCATGCTCAGGGCGCGGCGACGCATGCAGCTGGAGCAGTTCGATCTGCACGCCCTGCGCTATCGTGGAATCAAGGAGTTGGCCTGGGCGGGCTGCTCTGACGATGAGATCAAATCTTTCAGCGGCCACGCGACCGACGCGATGGTCCGGAAGTATGCCGGTGAGGCGCGCCAGATCATGCGGGCGCGACAGGCGGCAGAGAAACGAAATGACACGGGGAACGAACGGGGATCAGAAAAAGAACCTGATACCCGCAGTGATACCCCTAAGAAGAGGAATCAGCTATGTCATTGAAAATATTGGAGGCGAGTACCGGAATCGAACCGGTGTACACGGATTTGCAATCCGGCCTAAAAACCATTCGAAACAAGTGGGTTACGTTTCAAATCACCCACAGGTAGGCAGCGAACAGAACAGGAATGTTTCAAACGCCTTTGCAGTGCAGGCAAATGAAAACCCCGGTGCAGCGGCAACTGCAACCGGGGCTGAAATCAAAGCTGATGAGCTTCAAGGTGAAGATTACCGCAGGGTCACTGAAGAGGCAACGCTCAAGGCCCCGAAGGGCAGCGCATTCGGAAAGCTCATTGCAGATCGCCACAAGCGCGCTACCCGGATGCTTGGCTATGCCCTGACCTTGGGAAGCCCGGACGCGTGGCAAGGCGTCATAACGGTCTGGGCTGCGCGCTTGGACTTCACGGAACTTGCCGGGGTCGCTTTTGCTGCGCTGCGGGCGCTTCCGTCCGACACCCGTGAAGCCGCCGCTAGGGCGGCACTCTTCGATCATGAAGAGGCAGGGATGCCCCTGTCGCCTTTGGGGGCGATCATGGGCGATGCACGTTGGTGGGCTTCCATCGCCGCGCGCCCGGAACTCAAGGCATACGCGCTTGCGGCCTTTGAGGCCATGAGCCCACAGGATCGCGCCGCGTTCCTCTCTCACATCCAGGGGAGGGTAGCTGCATGACCGAAGCCGAACTGGATGAAATCATGACCCTCCGTTGGCCCGTGATCGTCCGCCGCGTCCTGGCGAGCGAGAACGATGCTTGGCTGAAAGGCTTCGTTCTCTCGATTGCACGCAACGGCAAGCGTCGAAGCTGGCATCCGAGCACCAAGCAAGAACAGATCATGCGCCGCCTCATCGCGGAGCAGCACTCCCCTACGGCAATCACAGACGTTTTCGAAGTCATCGAACGGTGATGCACCCGTGACCCCTGCACACGATCTTGCAGGGGCTGTCTTGGGGGACGGGGTACCAACGGTGGCCCCAGGCAGCAGTCGCCTACCACGGGCGGGATCACAGGCGAAGGGCAGTCCGAAAGGTTGAGGCCCGATCCCCGGCACCGCGCTCAGGTGTCGCAAGCAGCAACCGACCGACCGGCAGGAGCGCATGACCGGTTGGGCCTAAAGCGATGGACCGGCTCCGTTGAGCAGGATCTTCACGCGAAGGGCTAGGGACTGCTACGCTTTTGAGCGTAGGCAGTCGTCCTATGCCTTTCGCTCCGAACCTCACCATTGAGCAGGTGAGAGAGTAAAGGGGAACGTTAGACATGAGAGAGACGTGCGACAGCTTTGAACCCGGCGAGTGGAAACCCGTTGGCACAGTGACCGCCCAAATTCTGAAGCGGGTCCTTCCCGACGATTGGCCGAGCGGGTCTGATAAGCCCCGAAGTGTCAGCCCCTGCAAAAATTGCGTAAGGGGTTAAAAACGTGAGGATAATGTCAGAGCTTCCGCTTGGGGAAGGTCCTCGCCACACCGTAGGAGGCAAAGATTTGTGCGATCTTCTCGACCTCTCCCCAGCGGCGCTACACGATCTGAAGAAGCGCGGAATCGCAGTCCATCTGGCCCATGACAGCTATGATCTGACCGCTACCGTGACCGCCTACGTGACCCATCTTCGCAGTATTGCGGCAGGCTGGGGCACGGCAGACCAGGCGGCGCAATTGACCGCAAACCGGGCGCGGTTGGCCAAGGAACAGGCCGACGCCCAGGCGATCAAGAACGCGAAGGCGCGCGGCGAGCTTCTTGACGCTGCCGACATCGAACGCAGGTGGTCCGACGTGCTGCGCCAGGTCCGCGCCCGCATCATGGCCGTGCCGTCCCGCCTGCGGTCCGACGTTCCCGACCTGCCCCCCGAAACCATCGCGGCACTGGACCGCACCCTGAGAACTGCCCTGACGGAGCTTGGCAATGCAGACTGACCTTCTCGACCAGGTAACCGCCAAGGCGCTTCGTGCGCTCATACCGCCGCCGCGTCTGCGCCTGTCCGAATGGATCGAAGCCAACGTGTACCTGCCAGAAGGCGTGAGTGCCCAACCCGGCCTTGTCGAGCTGTGGCCCTTCCAACGCGAAATCGCGGATGCCATCGGCGACCCGACCCTTGAACGTGTGACGCTGGTCAAGCCGGTGCGCGTCGGCTTCACCACGCTATTGACCTCTGCCGTTGCGTCCTTCGTTGCCAACGAACCCGCACCCATTCTCTGCGTTCTGCCTGCCGAGGCCGATTGCCGCGACTACATCGTGAGCGACGTGGAACCGATCTTTGGCGCATCGCCTGCCGTGTCAAAGGCGCTGGCCTATGACATCGAGGGCGACGACCGCAACACACTCACGTCACGCCGGTTTCCCGGTGGGTCGCTGAAGGTGGTCGCAGCCAAGGCCCCCCGCAACCTGCGCCGCCACAACGTGCGCGTCCTGTTCATGGACGAGGTGGACGGCATGGAACCCACGCCCGAAGGGTCGCCGATCCTGCTGGCGGAAAAGCGCACCCTGTCTTTTCCCGACCGCAAGATTGTCCTGGGCAGTACCCCCGTGCATGAGGACACCAGCAACGTTCTGCGCGCCTTTGCGGAATCCGACGCCCGCGTGTTCGAAGTGCCTTGCCCCGAGTGTGGCGCGCACGCCGAAATCCTTTGGGACGCGATCCTCTGGGACGAAGGACAGCCGGAAACCGCCCGCTGGCAGTGCCCTCATTGCGCCGCAGAGATCCCCGAACGATACAAGCGTGTCATGGTAGAGCATGGCGTTTGGAGGGCCACGCGGCCCGAGGTGAAGGGCCACGCGGGCTTTCAGCTGAACGCCCTAGTGTCGTTGCATGCCAACGCGTCTTGGCCCCAGCTGGTCCGGGAATTCCTTGTTGCCAAGAAAGACCCGACCACGCTGCAAACCTTCGTCAATACCATTCTTGGGCAGGGATGGACCGGATCGGGCGACGAACTGGACGACGGCGAGCTTGCCAGCCGGGCCGAGGCGTTCGGCCTCGACGCCCTGCCGGAAAGCGTGTTGGTCGTGACGGCCGGGATCGACACGCAGCACGACCGGCTTGAAATCACCTTCACCGGCTTTGACCAGGACGAAACCGCCTATGTTCTGGGTCACGAAGTGATCTGGGGGAACTGGGATGACGAACGGACCTGGGCGGACCTCGACACCGTTCTGAAAGCCCGCTGGCCGCATCCCCTGGGCGGTTCCTTGGGCCTTGAGGCGGCTGTGATCGACGCGGGCGATGGCGTGACGATGGAAGCCGTCATGGCGTTCTGCGGCCCTCGCGCCCGTCGCCGGATCATGGCAGGCAAGGGCGTGTCAGGCACCCGCAAGTATCTGGAACCCTCCAGGAGCCGCAGGCCGAAAGAGACGCGACTTTGGCTGATCGGCGTGGACGGCATCAAGACGGCGATCCTTGCCCGACTGGCGCGGCCCGGTTCCATCCGGTTTTCCGATAGCCTGCCGCCGGTTTGGTTCGAACAGCTGGTGTCCGAACGTGCCGTCGTGCGCTATGTCAGAGGCCAGCCACAACGCCGGTTCGAGCGCGTCCCAGGGCGACGGGCCGAGGCGCTGGACTGCTTTGTCTACAGCCTTGCGGCGCGGCAAGCGGCACATGTGAACTTTGCAGAGCGTGCCGAGCAACTGAAGGCTGGGGGCATTCAGAACAAGCTGAAGCCCCGCAATGTGATCCAGTCAAAATTCATAACCGGCTAGTCGCAACCCAAAAAGAGTTCAGATCAAGAAATGCACTGGCAGTGCATTTTACACAGAGAAAAACTACGAATCCTTGGACTTTTCGCCACGAAGGGCTTCCAGCTGAAGAGTTTCGAGCGTGCTCCTTAGTTTTTCAATCTCGCTGATCTCCTGATCCATTTTCCTGAGCACCAGCCTACGGACCAGGTCGCCTTCCTCACCTTCGAATTCTTCGGCCAAGGCGGCCAGGTCCGCCAGTGCATGGGTTTTGCGCAGACGATCCCTTGCAGCGGGCAGAGATTGTTCAAGGATGGCGACCATTTCCTGAGAAAGAGCGCGGCGATTCGTATGCGCACGCTCTTCAAGCGCCCGCTTAAGGGACGCAGGAAGCATCAGCTTGAATTGAACGAGTGCATCTTCCTTCATAGTCACGACTATGGACATTTTTTGTCCTTGCCGCCACGGACATTTCGTGTACCTATACGGACATAAAATGTCCGCAAGCGGAGCGCGTTATGGAAACCGTACAATTCAAGATGAATTTGCCTTTGGACGTGAAGCAGTGGCTCGAACAAGAAGCCCGTGACACTCATCGATCCCAGTCAGCAACAGTTGTGACAGTTCTGCGGAAGGCGATGCCGAGTACATCATCGGCAGGGGTCACACAGAGCTGATGGACCTGACCGCAGTCGCGCCGCGCGACTGAGAGAATGCGGGCCGCCCGGTGCGGGAACACCAAACGGCCCTGACATGAAACCGATCTGGATAAGGAGATCGATCATGACTGCCCCCAAAGATACCTCACGCCGCAACCTGTTGAAAGCAATTCCGGCGCTGGCAGCGGCAACAACGTTTCCCGCTGTGGCTGCGTCCACCACCGGCCCGACTGGTCCGGCGCGGCAATCTCCTTTGTTGGACCTTTACCTTAGGTTCTGCTTCGCGCGTGATGACCTGGACGAGACTATCGCGCTTCACCATTCGGGCGGCACCCTGACCCCAACTGTGGAAGCCGACGTGATCGAACCGCTGTTTGTCGAGGTGGAAGCGCTTGAAGAGCAGATCGCCGCGGCACCGCTGAGAACGCCGCAGTGCCTTGCCTACAAGCTGCTGACAGCATTCTTCAATCCCGAGTTGGAGCTTTCGGACTTTTGGGCGGAGCAGCTGCGTGAGGACGCGTGGCGCGTTACCGCAGCATCCACCCAATTGACATAGTTCAACATGAACCATAAGGTTCATCATGAACTAGGAGATCTTGTGCATGGAAATCAAACTTACCGACTGGAGCATCAATGCTCGTACCGCCGCAGAAATCTTGGGTGTACCTGTCGAGACTTTTCGTACTTGGCGGAAACGGCACGATTTTCTTCCCCAGCCTGTCTGGGGCGGCACTGGGCGTGCACCTGAGATGACTTTTCAGTTCCGCCACCTTTTGCAGGCCAAAGCCGCGCAGAAGCTGATGTCCGTGGGTGTTCCGGTAGGTCAGGCATGCAAAGCCGTTCACTACGGCGTCTTCCATGACTTCATGAACCAAAAGGAGGTTCGGATTGGGTTTGTTGGTGGCAAGATCCATCCGGCCCCCAACGAATATGAAGATGTGTTTCTGACCTTCCTTCTCGAAAATGACGGAGCAAGCATCGCTCGCAAGCTGGCAGACGATATTTCTCTGTCGCATGGCAACGAGGTGGGGGAGCGTGCGCTCCAGAACTTCTGGAAGGCCGTCAAGAACATCCGCTCTGGTAACCAGCCCTAATCAGAGCCATGAACAATGCTTCGACCCCCTTGGCGAACCTCTTAGGTGTCGCAGTTCGTACATTGAACTCCCTCGCGCCACTAAAAACGCTGCAGGGGAATTCGAACTCGCAAGGCCGCCGCAGCTTCGACGGCGCTACCGCCCGCCGGGCTTCTGGCCTTGGCCACTTCGGTTCGGCCAATGCCGAGATCGCCGCAGGACATGCGCAGGTCAGCAGTCGTGCCAGCTACCTTGCTGCAAACAACGGTTACGTCAGCAATGGCGTGACCAATATCGTCACCTACCTTGCCGGAACCGGCCCGCGCCCCAACGTGCGTGGCGAAAGCCGTGAAGTGACCCGCAGCATTCACCGGCGCTTCGATAGTTTTTCCGCAGACGCCGATTTCCACGGGCGCACCGATCTGGGCGGCCTGATCGCTCAGATCACCCGCGATATGGTGGTTCACGGCGAAGGGCTGGCGATCCTGCACGATATCGACACTGGTCTGAAAATTCAGGTCATCCCGCCGCAGCATCTGGACGGGTCGAAATCCGTCAACCTGTCGGACGGTCGTCAGATCGTCCAGGGCGTGGAATTCGACGCCAAGGGGCGGCGGGTAGCTTACTGGATTTTCCCGGAGCACCCGTCTGCGATCTTCACCGCCCAGGCCGCATCTGTCCGGGTGGATGCGTGGGATGTGCTGCACGTCTTCCATCCGTTTTCCGCTGGCCAAGTGCGTGGGCTGTCATGGTTGGCCCCGGCGATCCTTCCCGCCAACGACCTGAACGCATGGAAAGACGCCTTGCTTGTCGGCGCGAAAATGGGCGCGATGCAGGCCGGTTTCATCACAGAAGCCTCTGACACCGGTGGCGATGAAGATGTCTTTTCTGATCCGATCTGGGAACCGGGCAGCCTAACGCGCCTGCCGTTGGGCGCGACAGTGACCTTCACTGCGCCTGACCAGATCAAGGACGCCCCCGCGCTGCTGCGGATGACGTTGCAGGAAATTGCAGCAGCGCTTGGCCTCCCTGAATTCCTGCTGTCCGGCGATCTGACCAGCGCCAACTATTCCAGCCTGCGCGCTGGTCTGATCCCGTTCCGGTCCCGCATGGAACAGGTGCAATACGCCACCTTGGTTCCGCAGCTGCTGCGCCCGGTCTGGCGGCGCTGGCTGCTGACCGAAATGTTGTCGGGTCAGTCGGACACCCCGATTGGTGCCGCCGCAGATTGGATCTTTCCGCGCCCCCAACAGGTGGACCCGGCCAAGGATCTGGCAGCGACCGAAAAGGCCCTGTCGATGGGGCTGACCAGCCGCACCGCCGCCATCAACGAACTGGGCTGGAATGCCGACGACATCGACGAAGAAATCAAGGCCGACCGCGACCGCGAGGCGGACCTTGGTTTGGGCTTTACCAAGACGGAGAAACCGAATGCCGCTTGATGCCAGGATGTCACTGACCACGTTCGACCCTAAGATGCGGACGGTGGAGGCCGTCATTGCCACCACGACCCCGGTCATGCGCCGCGACGAACGCGGTGTTTTTGCCGAGGTGCTGGACATGGCCACGCTCGACCTGTCCAACGCGGCCAGCCTGCGCCTGCTGGACAGCCACCGCACCAACAGCGTGCGCGATACGCTGGGGACCGTCACGGCGGTTCGAGTCGAAGACAACCGGCTTTTCGCCACGCTGTGCCTGTCTGCGGCTGATGACGTGGCCCCCGTCCTGCAACGCATCGCAGACGGCACCCTGCGCGGCGTATCCATCGGTTACACGGTGGCCCGTTGGATCGAGAGCCGGACTGGCGGCACGCGCACACGGCGCCCCGCACAATGGGCGTTGACCGAAGTCACGCTGACATCGAACCCGGCGGACCCCGCCGCAACACTTCGACAAAAGGAGGCCATCGTGCCGAACGACGTTACCGACACCATCCTCGTGGATGACGCAGAAAAGACGCGCCGCAGCGACATCCGCACCTTGGTGCGGTCGGCTGGCCTCGAGCCGCAGGTTGCCGATGACCTGATCGACGCAGGCGCAGACATGACCCGCGCCAAGGCCGAAGTTTACGACGCGCTCCAGACGCGCCGCAGCGCGACCCCGATCATTCGCAGCCATGCCCCCGCAAATGATGACCCGGCGGTTATCAACCGTCGTCAGGCGGATGCTGTGGCCTTCCGCATGGCAGGTGGCACGGTTCCCGAAGATGCACGGCAATATCTGGATGTTTCCCTGCGCGATATGGCTATCGACAGCCTCGCACGGCAGGGCGTTTCCACGCGCGGGATGTCCACCGACGAAGTGTTCACCCGCGCAGCGCATACGTCCTCCGACTTTCCGCTTGTCGTGTCCAATGCGGCCGGCAAGGTCGCGCTCGAAGCATACCAGGCGGCTGAAAGCCCGCTGAAGGCGCTTTGCCGTCAACGGACCCTGCCGAATTTCAAGGAAAGCACCGGCATCCGCCTTGGCAACATGGGGCAGCTCGAACCGCTGAACGAGAACGGCGAAATCAAAGCCACCAGCCGCGCCGAGTCCGGCGAGAGCATGGCCCTTGGCACCTATGCGCGCGCGTTCAGCGTGTCCCGCGAAATGCTGATCAACGATGACCTGGGCATGTTTGGCGACGTGACCCGCGCCCTTGGCCAGGCAGCCGCGCAGACCGAATGCACGGAGCTGGTCAAGCTGCTGACCGGGAACCCCGTGATGTCGGACGGTACACCGGTCTTTGATGCGTCCCGCGGCAACATCGGCGTGGCTGGCGCGCCGAGCATTGCAGCGCTGAGCGCCACCCGCAAAACGATGCGCACGCGCACCGGCCTTGACGGGAAAACCATCATCTCTGCCGTGCCGCGCTACCTGCTTGTCTCCGCCGCATTGGAAACCGAAGCGGAACAGGTGCTGGCATCCATCCAGCCCAATACGACGGATGATGTGAACCCGTTTGGTGGCAAGCTGTCCCTTCTAGTAGAACCGCGCCTGCCGGATACATTCTGGTACATCTTTGCGGACCCTTCGCGCATTGCCGCAATGCAGTACGCTTATCTGTCTGCCGCCCAGGGCGTCCAGATCCAGCGCACTGAAGCTTGGGATACCTTGGGCCTGAAATTCCGGGCTTTCCTCGACTTTGGCTGCGGCTGGCTCGATTGGCGACCCGCACAGAAAATCCCGGTTGCCTGATGACGATAGCCGAGCTTCTGGCGCAGCGTGAAAAGCTTCAGAACGCCCGGTTCAAGGGTGTTCTTAGCGTCATGATCGACGGCGAGGCTATGACCTACAAGTCTGATCAGCAGATGGCAGCCGCGCTTGCCTCGATCGAGGCCGAAATTCTGAAACTGACGCGCGGGTCACGCCCGCGCACCATCCGACCACAAACCAGCCGAGGGCTTTAACAATGCAAAACTATATCCAGAAGGGCGACACGATCACGTTCACCAGCGCCGAGGCTGTGGCCAGCGGTCAAGGTGTTCTCATGGGGGCATTGTTCGGCATCGCCTCGACCAGCGCTGCCGCAGGCGCACCGTTTGAAGCTGCGCTGAGTGGTGTCTATGACCTGCCGAAAGCCGCAGACGCGATTGCAGCAGGGGACCGTCTGTACTGGGCCGTAGACGCCGACGTGGTGACCACAACAGCAGAAGGCAACACGCTGATCGGTGCTGCCACCGAAGCCGCCGCAGACGCAGCCGCATACGTCCGCGTTCGCCTCAACGGTGTCGCTTGATGTCTAGCAGGGCCTTACGGCCCTGCTTGTATTGTTTGCTTGAAAGGTCCCGAGAATGGCAAGCCCACAGACCGTTGCACGTCAGACAATGGCCGCGCTTATCCGTGAGGCGCGAGCCGCAGGTTGGGCGCGTATCAAGGGTGAGGTGAAGCCTGATGGTAGCGTGACCGTAGATGTGGGGATGGCCGAAGAGGTTGCGTCTGACGACTTCCTGTCGTCTGATCTGCGGATGGGTAAATGACTAAGAAAACGCTGCCAAAGTACGTCTATTCTGATCGCGGCTATGTGCGTTTTATTCGCAAGACGCGTGGTCAGTCCGTCATGATGCACGAAGAACCAGGTACTCTGGAATTCTGGGATCACTACAACCGCCTTTTGAAAGGCCGTGAGCCTCTGCCGACAAAGCGCAACTTTGAGACGCTCATTCTGAGCTACTTTGAGAGCGATGCCTTCCAGAAGCTGAAGCCGCGCACCAAATCGGATTATCGCAAGTATATCGAACATATTCGGACGATTTGGGGGCCGATGGATCCGGCAAAAATTGAGCCGCATCATGTTTACAAGCTGCATCAGGCCAATGCGGATCGTTGGCGCCAGGCAAACTATCTGGTGCAAGTCCTTGTGGTCCTGATGAACCACGCGCGCCTTATCGGCTTTCTGAAGAAAGAGCACGGGAACCCTGCAAAGGGCATTCCACTCTTCAAGCAGGAAAGCGAAGGCTGGGAGCCATGGCCGGACGATGTGCGTGCCGAGTTTGAGGCTGTTGCTACGCCGCGTGCCTTGCTGGTCTATGAGCTTTGCATCGGTACCGGGCAGCGCATCGGTGACGTGCTAAAAATCCGCTGGAGCGACATCAAGGGTGGGGCCTACGGCTTCACTCAAGGGAAGACGAACAAGGCACTTGAGGTGCCTTTGACTGACCGCCTGAAAGCGCACCTTGCGTCGATTGAAAAGAAGGGTCTGACGGTCATCACTGATGCACAGGGCAGGCCAGTGAGCTACCGGACGATTGCCGAGGAAATGCGCAAGGTCAAAGCGGCGATGCAACACCAGGATGCGCAGAAATACGTCACCCACGGCCTGCGGAAGAACGCAACCATCGAACTGTATCTGGCTGGATGTGATGACGAAATGGTCCAGGCCGTCACCGGACATTCTGGCGTCGAGATGCTGAAGAAGTACGGCGGCATGACGCGTCAGAAAGAGCTGGCCAAGCGCGCGCAAGAGGCGCGCAACCGCATGGAACAGAACAAGCCCAGAACGTGA